TGTCAAACCAATTTAAATAAATCTGATAATTAACATGTTCTATTTTTTTACTATCATAAAGCATTTTGGCAAAAACCATTTTATCAGTATATAAACTTCTCTCTGTAATAATAATAATATTTTTATCATGTGTATCATTTTTAATAGTTTTTAAAGTATCACGTAATACCTTTAGTCTTGAAACATATGCCATCATTTGGAAGGGAAACGAGTATTTTTCTTGGTCCGCATAAAACTTCTTCAAAATTGTTTCGCCGTTTTCATCTTTAATCTTTTCCCATTCATCAACAGGTTCCTTTAAAAACACGACATTAGAATTATTTGCATAATATTCACGCAAATTAGATAACAAGGTTGACTTACCGGAGCCAATATTACCTTCGATAGAAACAATAGTATAAGTTACTGACATTGTATTATATTATAATACCCTTAATTTATTTATATTATTTTATCTCAATTTTAAAAAAAAATTGATATAAAAAATACATATAAAGAAATAAGTATAAATAACAGATAAGTAACCCAAAAATGGATTTAAAGCAACGTAAACTTAACAAGTCAGAATGGGACTCTATTGAGAAACCCGTTTCTAAGAGTGAAATAGATGTATTAAATATGATAGTTAAAGGCTATCATGATGTTAATATAAGAATTAATAATAATAATTCTATCTTTTCGTATTTAAAGATAGAATTTTCAGAAAAAATGGAAAGTTATTTATTTAATAAATATTTTAGAGAGAGAACTGCGTTGATTGAGAAGGAATTGAAAAAACTCAATCCAGAATATAAACCTATGAAAATTGATAGTGATATAAAACTTAATTCTAGTGATAGAATTAGATTAGAACGATTTGATGAGAAAACATTATTCGTTAATGACATTTATGAAAATACGTTACTAACTCACATTGAAAATTTAATAGAAAACAAAAAGAGTAATACCGTCAAGTTATTTCATTATCATTATTTCACAATATATAAATTAATTCGTAATAATATTAACAGGCTAAATGTTCATGTTAAAAATTTAGTTGATATAGTTCTCAGTATGTTTGAGGAGCAAATAAATCTATCAACTATTATTGAAAATGCTGTAGATTTTATAGAGAAGAATCATAATATTCTTAAATATGGTGATTTGACTTTGTATGAGCATCAAAAAGATATATTTACAGCATGTAAAGCACCAAATTCTAAGATGATTTTATATATGGCTCCTACTGGTACCGGAAAAACGTTGTCACCTATTGCGTTATCGGAGGGACATAAGATAATATTCGTGTGTGCTGCGAGACACGTTGGCTTAGCATTAGCAAAAGCAGCAATTTCTGTTAATAAAAAGATTGCCTTTGCGTTTGGTTGTAGTTGCGCTGATGATGTTAGATTACATTATTTTGCGGCTAAGGTCTTTACTAGAAATAAGCGCACTGGTGGAATTGGAAAAGTTGATAATAGTGTTGGCGATAATGTTGAAATTATGATTTGTGATATTAAATCCTATCTGCCAGCTATGTATTATATGTTAGCACATTTTCAAGCGGAGGATATAATTATGTATTGGGATGAACCAACAATTACAATGGACTACAATGAACATGATTTCCATTCAACAATTAGAAAAAATTGGAAGAAAAATGCTATCCCTAATGTTGTATTATCATCTGCTACATTACCTAAGCTTAATGAGCTTACTGAGACAATACCCGACTTCCTAAACTCATTTCCTGGAGCCGAGATTGTTAATATTGTTAGTCATGATTGTAAAAAATCTATTCCAATTGTAAACAAAGACGGTTTAGTAGTAGTACCACATTATCTTGATGAAGATTATAATAAAATTAAGAAAATCGCGTCTCATTGTGATAATTATTTAACTCTTCTAAGGTATTTTGATTTAAAAGAAGTTGTTGAATTTATTACTTATGTAAACTCTAATAATTACGGCACTAGCAGAACACGCATTGAAAGACATTTTGAGACCTTAAATGATTTCAATATGAAAAATATTAAAAAATATTATGTATTCCTTCTTCAAAATATTATTGAAAATTACTGGGGTGCAATTTACACTCATTTCAGACAAATGAGAAAACCTAGAATATTAGAAAATGAAACTATTGATCCAAAGGGAAATAAAATTATTAAATCAAGAAGCATGGAATATGGAACGACTCGTAACTCTAATCAAAATACATTACCTGGTTCTAGTTTAACTCGGCTATCAAGTCAACCAGTAAGCCAACCTCCTGTTAAGCCTGGAACATCTGGTGTTTACTTTACTACAAAAGATGCTTATACATTAACTGATGGACCAACTATATTAATTTCAAATGATATTGAAAAAATTTCTAAATTTTGTATTCAACAAGCAAACATTCCCAGTTTAGTTATGGATGAAATAATGAATAAAATTGAATATAATAATTATATTAATGAAAAATTATTTGCGTTGGAATCAGAAGTTGATACTATTAAAGAGGAACAAGAGAAAAAGATTAAAAATGATGTAAAGAATTCAACTGGAACTCATAAGGTTTCTGGAAGAAATAAATCTAATAAAGATAATAAAAAGTTAAATAGAGAGGTTCCAGAAGAGTTTCTAAACAGAGGAAGTCTTTCGAAATTAACTGAAGAAATTAATGAATTAAGAGGTATGATTAAGTCAGCAACACTGAATGACGCATTTATTCCTAATAGAAAGATGCATCAAGATAAATGGGCTCAAGGATTAGATACACAAAATGCGTTTACAAGTAATATAGATGAAAATACTGTATCTGATATAATGGCATTGAATGGCGTTGATAATACATGGAAGGTTCTATTAATGATGGGAATTGGTGTGTTTATTAATCATGAAAATATTGCTTACACTGAAATCATGAAAAATCTTGCTGATGAACAAAGGTTATATATGATTATTGCTACAAGTGATTATATTTATGGTACTAATTATCAATTCTGTCATGGATTCCTTAGCAAAGATTTGAACTTGACTCAAGAAAAGGTTATTCAAGCAATGGGACGTATTGGAAGAAACAACATTCAGCAAACGTATACTGTTAGATTTCGTGATGATGAACAAATTCTAAAGCTATTTACATCTGAAACTGAGAAACCTGAAATTATAAATATGAATAGGTTATTTAATACTCGCAAGGTTGTTTGGAGGGACAATTTGTATGTCGAAGTTCCTGATGATATTGATGATGATTTTGGAACTCAGGCTAACAACGAATCAGACGAAGAGGAAGAGGAATATTAAAAATATAAAAAAATTATTTATAAATTTCTTTTTATTAAATTTTTTAAATTTATCTTGGCGCAGTTGGAGTAGTATTTTGATTATTTTCATTGTTTTCAGTGTTATTTATCATATTCGGATGTTCCAAACTTAATCTTCTTCGCATAACCGGTCTTATATAAAAGGCTATTTGTTTATAATTATTAAATTTCTCTCTAATTGTTGTAACTGAATATTCTAATGCTGGTGCCAACTCAGCATCGCGTCCATTTTCATTGTTAAATTGACCAGCTTCTACAATTTCTATAGCATAATTATTATCAATGTCAAAATCAACTCTAATTTTTCCTTTTACATAATTTATAAATTCTGTAATTGACATGTCCAAATCAATGTCATAATTAATAGTTTGACAAGTATAAACCGTCTTGAAATAAAAGCTATGTGTGCTCATTTTAGTATTTGATATTATGATTTATTTTTTAAATTATAAAATTATTTCAATTTTATTTTTATTAATTTAATAATTAAATTTAAGATTAATTATTAAAATATATGAACAACAACCAGACGATAAATCGTTTAATTGGAGTAAGCAAGACCACCCATACCACTCATGATACGAAGGACGTTGTAGTTAGTGGCATAGACACGAACCTTGGCAGTCTTGGTACCCTCAACAGTGGCGTTGGAAAGAACGAGTTGAAGAGTGGCATTGTCAATTCTGGAGAAGTTGCAAGTTCCAGAAGGTTGGTGCTCCTCAGGGCGAAGGGCGAAGGAGTAGACGTTGATACCCTCATCAGGGTTTCTGGTGTGGGCTTGGTAAGGTTGGACCCAAGAGAAGTAAGATCCTTCACGCTCAGAGAAGCGGTCTTGGCCGTTAAGTTGGAGCTTAGCGGTGACGACAGGGTTTTGGCCCCAGCAGTGCATGTCCAAAGAGGTCTCAGAGAGGACGAAGGTACCAGCATCAGAGACACCAGAGTTATCAAGGTGGGAACCATTGTTACCAAAAGTATCGCCGGGAACATCAACACCACCAAGATTGACCTCGTTGTAAGGGTTGGAGGGACCATGCCAGTATCCAGTGAAAGAAGAAGTTATGTTGCCAGCAGTTGTACCATAATCAAGAGCACCTGCGTCTTGGAAGAGACCAGCAGCATCAATGTAGGCACGAGAATCGGCAGCGACGGCAGCGGGGCCTCCGAAAGCGTGGATAGCATTGGGGAGAGCATCGATGGCATCAGTGTAGTTGAAGGGTTGAGCACCGAGGACCTTGAAGAGGAGAGCATCGCAAGTCAAGGAAGAGCAGTAATCAACGTTTTGATCAGGTTGGACAACCCAGATGAGCTCCTTAACGGGGTGGTTAAAGTTGAGCTTGATCTTGTTACTAGAAGAACCAACAGACTCATCACCAGTGAATTGGAGTTGAGTGATCAAGTACTCATGGGGGTTTTGGGCCATTCTGCGGCGCTCATCAGTGTCAAGGAAGACATAGTCAACATACAAAGAGGCAGCAACCAAAGATTGATTGTAGGCAATGGTGGCAGGGACAGGGCGACCAACAGTGTATTGACCACTAGATGTCCAAGGGTTAGTGTTGCAGTTCAAGGTGGTGACAGCCCACAAGCACTCATCAATAGGTCTGATATCAAGGTTGATCTTGACCTCGTGGTATTGGAGAGCAATAAGAGGAAGGGCAAGACCAGGGTTGGTGCAGAACCAGAATTGAAGAGGAACGTAAAGGGTAGTCTCAGGAAGAGCGTTACGGGGAGCGCAAACTTGACGGGGAGCCAAGGAGTCACAAGGGGACTCAACATCAGAGAAAGAAGGATCAGTGATGAAGGTAAGTTGAGTGGTGTTACCAATCATCTTGAAGTATCCACGTTGTTGCTCAGAGGTCATGGTGAGTTGATTCCAGATGTGCATCCAGTCACCATATTGACGGTCGATTCTTTGACCACCAATCTCGACCTCAACTTGAGCAATAAGTTGCTCACCGGGGAAGTCTAACCAACGGGCATAAACACCAGAGTTTTGGCCAGCAGAGTAGTTTCCAAGACCCATAAGTTGGTTGATCTCAGGAAGAGTTACTTGTAAGTATGTTCTGTAGGCAAGGTCACCATTTCTACTGATGACACATTGGACACGGCGACCGAAATCGGCTTGACCGTTGAAAGTTTGTTCGATTGATTCGATGGCAAAGTTAGTATATCTGCGATAAGTAACTTTCCAGAAAGTAATTTGAGGATTACCAGTTAGGTAAACGTCTTGAGCGCCATAGGCAACGAGTTGCATTAATCCACCTCCCATTTTATATAGTTGCTAAAGAAAAAAATTTTTTGGAATTTAATTTAATTCATTTTAATTAATTAATTAATTAATTAAAATTTTTATAGTTTTTGTTAAGAAATTATTTTACTTAAGTCTAAATTAGCTTTCATGAATTTCTTCAAATATGAGTCTTCTAGCACTTCTTTTTTTCCTTCATGACTTTTTGTGAAGACAAACGACTCCCCTCGTTTTTTTACTGACCATCCCTGCTCTATAGCGTTAAACAAAAAAAGCATTTTTTGAAATTTAATAGCATCAATTTTAACATTTTCTAAATCAGTCAAAGACTCTAAATTTATTTTGATATCCATTAAATATTTTTAAGAAAACATTAATCAGCTTTTAACTACTGCATTTTTTTGATTCCTATAAAATCTTGAATAATGTCTCTCTTCTTTTTCTAAAGTATTTAATGTTGTTTTCACAATATCGCCAAACATATCTGAATAGTAAATATTTTGGACCTTATATCCCTTTTTAGGTGGCAAATTTATCATTGTTTCTATACAGTTACTACATGGCTTACTACATTGAATTTTATTTTTTGTTGATAATCTTATTACAAGAATATTTATATTCTCAAGTTTTTTCTTTGGTTTTAATGAAATTAGCTTAGAAATAGCATCACATTCAGCGTGTATACCTGGACTATTACCATGTATGTCGCCCATTTGATTTACTCCAAAACTAAGAATTCTAGCCTTTTTTAAGTTTCCCTTTCCCTTGTAAAACGCACGATATGTGATTATAGTTTCCGCATAGACACGACGATACAGTAGACTTACCATTCTCATACAACTCAAGATCCGAATTAGACGGCAAACAGAAACGCTTAATAAACATAGTGTCGAGCAAAGTATTCATTTTAAATCCTATATAATTATATTATTATCTCTTTAAAACGTTTCAATTTTATTTTAAAACTTCTTTAAATTTATTTAAAATATATTTTATCACTATTATTAATTAAATAAATTTCATCTAATTATTTAAAAGACTATGCCTAGCTTCAAACCCAAGTCTAATAAAAAAATTAAATTTAATAAAAAAACGTCAATAACACTTGACACAAAGCATAAAGAGTTTTTAAATGAATTCACTAAAGATGAAAATGACACCATTCCTGATTTTAAAATTGAACGTCAAGAGTTAAGACAAAAATTAATTGATAGTTGTGGCGAATTAACAGTTGAACAAAAATTAGACATTGAAGATAAAATAAGCGAGCTCACTGAAAAAATTAGAGATACAAAATCAAAGAAAAAAGAATACTTTCTTGATAATTCTAAATTTATATTTGAATATTTTGAAAATAAAAAAAGTATATCTGATGGAACCATAGTTCAATCCTCCACAAATAAATCAAAATTAGTTAATACATTTTTTAAAATTAAACAAGATAACACAGATGAATTAAAACAACAAAGAGAGAACAATAATATTGTTATTAAATATTTAAGTAACATTGATGATTCTTTCCTTGATGTTAATTCTTTTGTTTGTCAAACAGATATATGTAAAATATGTAATAAAGGTGAGTTAATACCGTTGGAAGATGAAGGTATTATGGTTTGTAATACTTGTTCAAGAAGTATACCATATTTGATTGAAAATGAAAAACCTTCATATAAAGAACCGCCAAAAGAAGTTTGTTTTTATGCTTATAAAAGAATTAATCATTTTAAAGAAATATTAGCACAATTCCAAGGTAAAGAAACTACTCAAATACCTCCGGATGTTATTGAAAATATTAAACTTCAAATTAAAAAAGAGAGAATAGAATTGGCACAAATTACAAATATAAAAACAAAAGAAATTCTTAAAAAACTAGGCTA